ATGCGCTGGTCCTTTTGCGCCGTCGCCTCACGGTACTGCTGCTCCAAAGCTTGTCTTGCTTCGGAGTATTTGCCTTGCGATTCAAGTTCAGATTGCTCAGCGCGTCGCTTGAACTCAAGTAGCTCATCGACATCAACGCCATCCGGTAACTTCTTTGATTTAGCAGTGCGCAGCTCAGCAATCAGCTCTTGGTTCTTGCGTTCCAGTGCTTCGATACTGCGTTGCATTGCATCAGTAGCCGCAGGCTCCTGAGTTTGATTCTCTTCAGACATGCTTATCCCGCAGGGATATAGTGCATCACCACTTTACCTTATCCGCCCAGTAAGCAGGGCTTAGCTTACCTTTGGCGATGTTGCTGGCGTGCCTGGCCTTAAATGATGCCCTTCTGGCCTTGTCTGCTGCTGATTCTCCTGTTCGTGCTGGTGAGCCTGATACGCCCTGTTGGCCGAAACGGATGAGCTTTACGGTGGCGCCTTCTTTAGCGAGTACCGCATGAGACTTGTTGGGGTTGCTAGGCGTCCGCTTGGGTTTGTTGTAACCCTCGAACTGCTCGCCGCGATAGGTGATCACTTCTTCTTGCGCTTCGGCTTTTTGGCAGTTTTAGCAGCAGCCTTAAATGCAGCAGCAGATGGGCGGCCTTCTTCACCCTTGCGCGCCATGCGCTCGTCGCTGCCAGCTTCAATGCGCTTGCGTTTTGCGGCGATGTTGGCGTATAGGCCTGGTTTCTTCAGTGGCATGGCGCCATTCCTCAATACCTAGTAGCAGGCTAGCGCCATCTGGCGCTGCCCAGCCTTTATCGGTGTAGATCGCCGGCACCCATGCCTCACCAGCTAATGCCTCGACAGGATCAGAGCTGATGCCAGCAGGTGTGAAATGCCGGAGGCTAGGCAGGTCCATATCGTTTGCGGAGCTGATCTAATGTTACCTCTGCGCCATCATCACGCACCAGCTTTGCGATGGCGGCATCGGGGCCATACTTATCCGCCAATCTACGGAAGTAGGGCGCCTTACTGCCTAATGCCTGTTGCTGCCTAGCCAGCACATCTGCATTGGTTTCACCTGGCATCTTGTCTTTAAGCCATTTGCCGTATGTGGTGTTGATTGGCACCTGCCCATTTTTACTGGCTCTGGTTGCCGTGGTTGATGGCGGCAAGATGTCTGGGTCGATCACCGGCACTGTCGTTGACCGGCAGTTGAAGTGCTGCGGCGGTGTTGGCCCCTTGCCATATTCAAACTCACGACCATCCAATGCACGACAAATGCTGCTGGTGCGGGTATCCAGTGTTGCCACATAGCGATATTTTTTAGTAATGTCTTGGTTGGCTTCATATACCTGCTGGCTGGCGGTATTAGCTACTTGGTTAATGCTGGTGCGTACTAGCGTCATAATTTGGTTGTCAGCTACGGCAGTGGCTTGCCCGCCTGCTGCTACCAGTTGTCGGACGGTTTTGGCCTCCTCGCCAAATTGCAAGTTGCCAATCAACCGCTTGGCGATGCTTGGCGTGGTTTCACCTGTCAGCAACCCTTGCCGTACCACTTGGCTAAATCGCTCGGCTTGGTCTACGGCGATGCCACGAAATGCCTTGGTGACCACTTCACCATTGGGTAGCGTGATGGTGGCACCCTTGGCGGCGGTCAAGTTAAACACGCCAGTGCCAGCTTGGCGTGCTAATGCTTCTGCGCCTTCTACTGCTGCAAACAGGTCATCCGATAATGCCACCACGTTGAGCTGTGTTGGGTCAGTGGTGACCACGCTCTGCGCAAACTGCGGGCTTATCTCAACAGTGCGCACTGCATCACGGCTGCCAACCGGCAATGCCTTGCGCAGTTCTTCAGTTACAAACTCTGACTGCAACTGCGCCAACCCTTGCAGCTCAGTTGCGGTTAGCTCGGTTGCATCACCAGCCCATGTGCCAAGCGAGTCTTTAAGCTGCGCCAAAATGCCACGAAGCCTAGCAGCCTTAACTGGTGCGGCTAGATCATCAATGGTGCGCAACTGGTTGACGCTATCAATGATGATGTCGTTATATGCATTGATTACACGCCGCGCCACGCTATTGCTGTAGCGGTTCAGGTCTATTGCATTGCGGTATAGCGTTTCTGGTGTGCTCATTCGATAATACCTAAATCTGCAGCGGCATACCCTGACCGAATACTTACATTAGCGCCGCGCTGCAATGCACTGGTTACCACCGCAGCAAATGCGTCATAACCGTTCTGGCCATCTTCCATCAGTACCATCTCGTCTACCTCATCAGCCTTGCCGTCTACATACCAGCTAACGCGCACGATTGCTAAGATCTCCTCTGGCAATGCGCTGACGTGATAGTCAAGCTCCTGGTGTCTCGGCTTCTCCGGTTCGATCATCACTGCTACGTCGATCAACCAACTGATCAGGTTGTCGAGCAGGTTGTAGATCCATCCCCGCATTTGCTGTGGCATCTAGTTCCTCGTCAACGTCGAAGTCATCACCTAGCACATCGCCATCAGACAATTGCTGCAGCAAGGTTTCTTGAGTGATGGTCCCTGCAGTGTAAAGCTGCAACAGGCTGTTGATCTCCTGTGGGTCAAGCCTAGTACCCATAAAGTCGCGGTTGACGTGGCTGCTACCGGCTGCTTCATTTTGGCCTAGGTACTGCGCATGAAACTGCAAGCAGTTGTCGATCATGTCTTGCATGTTCTGCGCAATCACCATCATGGTGCTGTCGCCTTGGCTGCGGTTAATGCGCTTGGCTTCGGCGGTTTCAGCGGTTAACTTCTGGCCTAGCACTGCTGATAGTCCTAGTTCATTGATCTGCAGCGCCAATGCTTCTAGCCGCTTGAACTGGTACTGAAAGCTAGTACCGCCAGGTTCGATGTACTCAGCGCGGCCTTCAGCGGGAAATGCAATGGCTTCACCGGGGCCAGCTGATACCTCCTCAGCGCTTGATGGGAAGCCGTAAAAGGCCAGCATCGGCACTGCTGAAATGTGCAGCTGGTTGTCGAGGTCTGACTGGATCTGATACGTCTTTAGGTTCAGCTCTGCAATATCTTCCAACGGTGGCCGCGACTCCATAAAGCCAATGCGGTTGGCGTAGGCGATGCTGAATGGGATCGAGCTAAGGCTGGTGCGGCCTTCATCTACGACGCGGAAGTCACCCTTGTCATCCTTCTGGTGGATCTCATATTCACCAGGCGTCAGTACACGCACCTGCTGCACTAACTTCTCGCCGTACAAGCCATCGGGGACACTGGCTACCTCCTGCAACCTGAGCATCGTTAGCTCCTGCTTGCCTTCCTTTGCTTCAGTTCTCCATCCAAGGATCTGCCGTGGCGTATATGTCACCCAATAGGGTCTACCGCCATCAGCAGGTGCATCCACCAATGTACCAACGTGGCCATAACGGACCATCTTGCGGGCTGACTCGTATGTCCAAACATTAAGATCGTTCCCGTTCATATCGACGTCGAATAGCTGTTCGGTGATGGTGTCGCTGGTATCAACCAACTTGACCGGCTTGCGCGTCAACATACCAGCTAGCAACCGCTCAAGGCGCTGGTAGTACGGCGGGCATACGCTACGGGCTAGTCGGTTGTCGTAGGACTCATCCTGCTCCCGTGGCTCCTGCGGTAGGTAGCGGCGATGCTTCTGCCGCATCCCAAACGTGCCCTGCAACAGATCCTCAATCAAGATCCAATGCTGCTCTTGCGCGTACCAGGGGGTGTTCGGGTCTTGAACGCGAGTTACCTTGCGCTCTGTAAGAGGACGGTCGTATGCGCCAAGGCCCGAATACATGTTCTACGTCAAGCTGCCGTCAGTGTAACGCTGTTACGGCTCACCTTAATCTCAAACTCATCACCGGGCTTAAATGCTTCGGTGATGTATGCGCTGCCGACCATTAGGTTGCCGTTGAATTGCACCTTGGTCTTGTAGCTAAGCTTGCGGCCTGCTTTCTTGCCAGTAGTTGCAAGGCTAATGCCTTTTGCTTCTAGCAATGCCTCGTAGAAGGCAGTGAAGCAAACCTTGTCATCTTTGACGTAGCCGCAAGCGCGAACGATGTCAGTTTTATTGCAGTCGCCAAGTTCCTTGACTTTAGCAAGCAGTTCAGACCCGGTCAGCATTGGATAGTGAATGGTAAGCCTGGTCAATATAGCCTTACGCCGGTTCCACGTCCAGCACCTGCATGTAGTGGGTTGAACTCACGCCAGATGACGTAGCCCAATGCGTCGTTCATGTGGTCGTAGCCGCCATCCTTATCGGGATCGCCTTTCTCGCTGTAGCTCTGCAGCTCTAAGCACTCGATCACCTTGCGGCAACTGGCAGCAATGGTGAGCCTGACCTGGCCTTTACCATTTTCTAGCAATGCTTGCACTGCAGCAACGCGATCGCGGACGCCAGGGTTGCTTTTGGGTGATTGGTTGCTGAAGCCATAGGACTCCAAGATCTGAATATCGGTTTGCGTTGCATTGGTGCTGCGGTTGCCGCCGCTGGCATCGGGATAAACGTAGATGCGGTGATCGGGGTAGCGGCGCTTGATCTCCTGTGCCAAGGCGTCGGTGTCATGCGCACCTGAAATCTCATCAATTACTAGCAGGCTGTTGCTTTGCCTGATGGCGATGACGGCTGACATGTTGCCTACGTTGAAGTCAACGCCAACGCGCAACGGTTCACGGCTGATGTCCGGCAGGTCGGTGACAATGTGCTTAGCGCGATCAAAGCGGTCATATACCTGGCCAGTCGTGAGGTTGACAAACTCACCGTCGAGGTATGCGCGCAGTAGTTGCGGGTCGTAGTTGGCCTGCAGCCGCTCGATGAAGTCCGGCGGCAGGTGCGGGTTATCTGCGGTGCGCATCTTGATCAGCTTGCGATCAGTGCGCTGCTGGGCGTCATCACTGCCAAAGGTGTTCCACATCCAGCGGAATCCTTCAGGTGTGCTGGCTGCTGCAAACTGCCTGACATTGCCAGACCGCAAGCGACCAAGGATCTTAGGAAATGCCTTGTTAGCGATGGCAGGTGTCACGGTGTCGATCTCGTCCGCTAGTACCCATGCAAGGTTGAGACCAATGATGCGGCTCCAGTTCTCAAATGAGCGGCACAAGATCTTGGTATCACCGCCTGGCAGGTGCAGCATGTACTCCGGCAACGGGCTAGCGCGGAAGGTGTACGGAATGTCATACGCCTCTAAAAATTCATCGAAGTCGTTCTGCCAGATGTCGCGGATCAATGGGCCAGTGGGCTCCATCACGCAACCGATAAAGCCTTGATTGGCTGCGGCCAGCATCACTGCCTTAGCACATAGCGCACGCGTCTTGCCGGCGCCATAACCAGCGGAGATGCCAATGATCTGCGTTGCGGTGTCATCAGCAAACGCAAGCTGGCCAGGGTGCAGGTCATTGCGGATGCTTACCAGCAGCTCATCCATGGATGCTGCAGTAGGCATCTCCATAAAACTAAGCAGCGGCGTATCTTCGCAGATGCCGGTGATCAGGCTCACGACATTTCAAACTGCAGCAATCGCGCTTGCTTGTCCAATGCAATCAGCGCAGTGTTGAGCTGATCATTCTCTGATGCACGGCGCTCGTAGTCCATAGCGCGAGCAAGCGCGCCTTCAAGCCATGTTGGGCGCATTATCGCGGCATCTTTGGAGATCAGCTCACGAGCGCGAGCAATGTAGGCATCGGCTTGACGCTCGCCAACCCCCCAGTTTTCTGAGGCAAACTGAATGATCTGCTTCCTGCTGTAAGCGCGCAAGAGCAGGTCATAAACAGCATTTGTACGCTGCTCAGACTCTGTGTTGTTGCACTTGCGCGCCACTGTTTTTAGCTACGAATTTGCACAGGCATTATCAGGCAGGTCTGATCTGGTGCATTGGTTGGCGTCAATACTACAGGAGTAGTTGCGCCATTTGCTGACAGTGTAATGGTTTCTGAAGACCTAAAAGCTTTTAGGCCATCTAGGAGGTAATGCACGTTGAAGGCTAGTGCAAGCTTGCCGGTGGTGCCGGTGTACTTGATGGCTTCGGTGCCGTTGCTGCCGTCGGAGTCGGCGGTGATCACCATGGTGCCCTTGTCACCGATTAGCAGGTTGACAACGGAGTTATGCGCTTCAGCGATGAGTGCTACACGCTCAAGGCATCGCGCAAAGCGGTGACGATCAAGGGTGATGGTGTGCTCAAAGGTTGGCGGGATGAGCTTGGCTACGTCGGGGTAGGTGCCATCGAGGATGCGGCTGTAGATGGTGATGCCATCGCCAGCGTCGATTACGGCCTGACCAGCGGCTGCAGCAATGCCCACGGTGCGATCCTGCAACAGCTTCATGGTGCTGGCTGGCAGTGTGAGGTTAATGCCATCGGGTAGCGCTACGGGCAACCGCACCAGTCGGTGGCCATCGGTGGCTTCCATGTAGCCGTCGGCTAGGTGGATGCCTTGCAACACTTGCTTGGAAGCATCGCTGCTGGCAGCAACCAGGCAAGCGCGTACGCCAGCGGTGATGTCCAGATCAGCGCTAGCAGCCTCTACAACGGGCATTGCGGGGTAATCCGCAGCATCGGACACCGGAAGGCCATACGAGCCCCCAGGAGCGCTCACAGCGCCATCTGTGATCTCCACAGCCTCGCCATCGTCCATACGGCTTACAAGGCCAGCCAGGAGCCGATACGGCAGCGCCACAGCGCCAGCGGTATTGACCACTGCCGGGATGGTCACTGTGATGCCTAGGTCAAGGTTGTAGCCGGTAATGGTGACATTGCCGCCGCCAGCAGTGATGAGGCAGCAGTCAAGGATCGGGTGTGAGCTGCGGATGCCTACTGCAGGTGCAATGGTGCGCAGTGCATGGTCTAGATCAGCTTGCGATGTTGTGAGCTTCATTGAGTGCAGCGATGATGTTGTTGTAATCGTCTTGAAAGCTGGCGACGAGTTCCATGGGGATGGGCACGCCGTCATCTTGAGCATTGTCGCGGATGGCCCAGGCGTAAGCCATCGCTTGCGTCATGCAGTCATGGAGTCGGTTGATGACCGGCGACTGCTTGGCGCTGATGTTGATCAAGTCTGGTGATGACATAAGCAACGAGATATTCAACCTGCAGCCGAGGCAAGTCACCGCGCATAGCGCCAACTGCATCAGCAACCAGCGAATGGTACTCCACCGTGTTCAACCGTGCAACAGGCAGGCTTAATGCTTTGTTGCGAATGAACGCTGAGCGGCTGGTGCCTGCTGCCGCCGCTTGGTGGTCCAAATCGGTCAGATCAGCGGGCTCGAAACGGACTTTGATCTCTTGCATGGGCGATTCAGAGG